CCTCAACTGTGTGAGGTTCCCGAAGCTGCTCGACTTCTGGCATATCTGGGAGCAATGCCCCAGCGGTACGCAACGCGATTTCGACGGCGTCTAGACAGTCGTCCTTTGGGTTCTTGAGGGTAGAGTCGTAGTCCACCCACTCGTTGATGAAATCAGCATGGTCAGGACGAATCTTGACCCTGCCGATCCTGAACAGAGGAGCCATAGCGAGGATCCTCTGGAACTTCTTGCCCTTCGCAGGCATCTCCACAATCGGTGGGATAGTCGAAAGCCGGACTACCTGCTGCGCGAGCGCAGCCTGGTAGACGTTGGTCTCAATGCCAATCATCTGCGGAGTCCACTGCTGATGCAGGTCAGCGATAAGCTGTACTTGGTCAGGGAACGGTATCCTGTCTGCGATTAGCTCTAGAAGATACCACTGAGACCGGTCTTTCGTACACGCGATTACCGCGAGGGCGAATCTATCGGCTTGATCGGAAAGGCTGATGGCAGGGTCCACCCCGATAAAGACATCCACAGCCAGTTTGCCGGGTTGGTCAGGATCGGTTGGGACTTCGTGACTCCGATAGTAGTGGAGCCAATCTCCTGCAAGCTCTTTACCAGCCATTGAGTCGAACGCCGCACAGTATTCTTGCTTGAACAGCATAGGGTGGTACCGGACTTGCATGTACTCCCATTCTTCCTTGGGGAAGTAGGGATTGTCGATAGACCAGTATTCCACCCGACCAATGTTTGGATCGTCCATACTCTCTTCTGACCAGAACTCGTCATAGAACCAGTTCTTGCCTGAAGGAGTAGTCGTCGTAATGACAATACCGAGACGGTCTGAGAGGGCTGGGCGGGAGACTTCCCACGCGCGAGCGTCCGCGATGAACGCCGCCTCGTCGATCCACATGATATCCAAGCCAGCGCCGCGCAGAGACTCAGGATCGTCAGCCGTTTTGAATTCAAGGAAACTCCCGTTCTCGAACTCGAACCAACGATTTCCGCGATTCTCTTTGTATTCAACGCCGTGGGTATAACCTGCCTGGGCTAGACACTCGCGGAACGTCAGCAGAGCGGCCATACCAGTCGGGTAATCTTTGGTCAAGACCCAGGCTCTTACAGGCCTGAATCCTTCTGTACCGTGGGCGTCGTGATGAAACTCTTCAGGGTGGGTCAGGTAAAAAAGCATCTCCCACGCAGCAGAAAGCGTCTTACCGCCTCGCCGTCCTGCCACAAGGTGCCTGAAGCGACACAGTTGGTCGCCTTTCCGCATGATGTGGAAGATCGTCTGCCAGTAGTGAGGGACGTACCCTTTAGAGAGAAACCACGCCAACTTGACGCCAAACGGTTCGGCCTCGCCTGCGATTCCCTGCAGCGAGAACGGCTTGCCGTTTCGTGCCTTATATGATGGCATTGTTCTCCTGAATGGTGCAGAAGGGGTCGCCCCTCGGGGGCGGCCCCTCCTACATTTAGTTACGTCTGTAAACTCCGAAGTCGAGTTGGAGGAAAACTCCTCCACCTCCGTCGGACCCCGGATCCGCTTGGATCAGGTTCGCAGCGAGCGCGGAGTCTGCTTCAGACGCAATCCCGAGGACGAGTGTCCTGGGGGCGATTGTTAGTGCAGCCAGTCCCGAGTCGGTCTCGCTGGCAATTCCAAGAGCAATAGTCTTGGACAAAGCAGCACTGAGGCTTGTATCTGCCTCTGAACTCAGGCCGACAACGATCACAATCGGCTTTGTGGTGGTCGCTGACAGCGCCGAATCCGTCTCTGACGCCTGTGTAAGCGTGACAAAGATCGGCTTTGATACCGTCAAGGACAGGCCGGAATCCGTTTCCGTGGCTATCCCAAGCGCGATTTCATGTGCGCCTTCGACCGTAGTTGTAGCACCAAGGCCAGTATCCGTCTCAGATGCGATCCCCAAGCTAATCGTAATCGGCTTGGACACGGTTGCTGCTAGACCAGTATCAGTTTCGCTTGCGATTCCGAGAATGATCGTAACGTTCTTGAACGTCGTGGCAGCTAGCCCCGTGTCCGTCTCCTGAGCTTGAGTCAGGACGACAGTAATCGGCTTTGAGACCGTTGCAGCAAGGCCGGAATCCGTCTCGCTTACGATTCCAACTGTGATGATAATCGGTTTCGAGACTGTTGCGGCCAAGCCTTCGTCAGTTTCGGATACTATCCCTACTGTGACAATGATAGACTTGCTTGTTGTAGCTGCGAGAGCAGAGTCAGTTTCCTGAGCCTGCGTCAGTACAACGATAATCGGCTTCGAGACAGTAGCTGCAAGCCCAGAATCAGTCTCTGAGACAATCCCCAGAGTAATGACAATCGGCTTAACCGTCGTGGCCGCGAGGCCTGTATCTGTCTCTTCAGCAATTCCTACAACGATTGTGATCGGTGCTGCTGGTGTCGGGGCTGTAGGGCGATAAGGGCGTCTCAGCAGTCCCGGTATAAACGGGTAATGACGATAGACGCCGCTCATGGCTTACCCGAGTTCTTCGACGAAAAGCGTTCCGGCGATAGTAATCGAGTCAGCCGGGGCTGCACCGAGGCGGATCGTCAGACCACCATTGGTCTGCGCGACCCCAATCCGCTCCTCAGGAGTCGGACGGTACTGGTAGCCCTGAAGCACATTCCAAACATCCCGGAACATCGACACACCAGACGTAAACGTTGCCTGGGTCGTGTTCAGGGTTTCGGCGGTAAACCCAGCCGCTGTCTCCGCTGAGGAAGTAACAGGCTGCGGCGTAGGCGTAGAGCCGCCAGATCCGGTCGTGATACCGGTCCCACCCCGAGTAATCTCGATTTCGATCTTCTCGTCTGCAGCGTCCAGAAGCTCTGTAGTCTGCCCGATATAGAATGAATGTAGGCGTACCGGCTTATCATCGGCCGGAACGATCTCCCACAAATCAACTGCGACAGTGACTGCCGTAGCATCAAAAGGGATTGCGTAGATTCGTCCAACCATAGTTACCTCGCCAGTAGTTGCATAGGTACATGCTGTTTGTAGACTTGCCTAGGTGTGCCTGCGGCAGGAGCATCTCCGAAGGCAAACCCGATATGCTGTCGCGCCACAGTGTCGATGTCGTTCCAGGACAAACGTACGTTGTTCCCCGAAACAGCGCCGTCAGCTTCAGATTGAAGCGTACCGCCAGAAGCGGGGGTATAGTACCGAATCGCCTTTACGTTTGTACTGAAGTTATTCGAGTCCATTGTACCGAGCGCATCGTCCTCAACCCACTGTGACGACCCTTCATTAGGGCTACCACTCGCAATACCGGCGTCGTAGACTCCATGTGTCCAGGCTCCAAGGTCAGTAGCGGTGGTATTTGCCACTGTGTTAGCGACAAGGTTCCAGCCTTGCACCCAGAAACCAGCCGGGGCAAACCCAACGTTGTTGTCTTGATCGACTGGAGTACCGCCTGCGGTCGGGGCCGTGTTGCTGAAACTGGACTTCTGGAACGTGCCTTTCAGTGCCAGGTAGAACATAGCAGCCGCGAAGCCTGGGTTAGCGTCGAAAACAAGCCGGAATCCATCCGTAGGCCAGTTCGAGACCGTTGTATCAAGCTGAGCAATAGACTCATACGTAGTGCTGTTCGGCGTGATTTTCTGCCAAATACGGTTCGTACGCTGTCCTGAGGTGACAAGGGACGCTGTGTTTCCGTCAGTCATGGTAAACGACGTAGACGACCCAGCTTCACCTTGACAACCGAACCCAGTAATCCACTGGACAGTAGAAGCAGAAGTTCCTGTACCGTCTTGAGCAGATCCACAGAACACGAAATCAGGCTTTCCGAACCCAGCAACTACTGTTACATCCTGGTTCGTAGCAGACGTTGACAACGTATGCGTCCCGACCAGAGCATCGGTAATGTCTGATCCCCCGAGTACAAGCACGAAGAAATCTGCTCCGCCGGACCCTGTAGAAGCCAGATCCGTGCAGTTCAGGATAACGTTCGACGTTGCGCCGGTCTGCATCGACACAAGCGCAACAGAGAAGTCAATTGCCGACGATCCAGCAGATTGAGTCATCTGGGTCATCACGGCAGTCGTAGAGTTGTTGTTGGCAACGTCGGCTGCCGTTGCAGCGTCTTTTGAACGAGAGTTCCAACAACGCTGAACAGCAGTGCTACCCCGGTACGTGCCGATTCCGACACACGGGTTCCAGTCATTCCCGACTCCGTTGTAGGAACCCTGCCAGCAAATAATCGCTTTCGGGTCAAAGTTGCTCGGTAGTGAGATCGTAAAGTTCCCAGTTGTAGTAGGAACTTGCTGAGAAAGAAGCCAGTTAAGAGCCATTAGACCCCCAATCGAGCCTTGATCCCAGCCTCCGTGTCAAACGGAGCCAT